GACGAAACTGCAAAAGCTTTAGCCTCAACCCCAGAAGAAAAGAAAGTAAAATTCAACCAATTTTTAGCATCAGTTAAGAAAAACAAAGGAGATAAAGCTAAAGTTGATGGGATTTTGAAATTAGCTAAAGATAAATTTAAGTTCCCTAAATCCATGATGGATGATCTTAAGCGTGCTGCTGGAAGAGAAGTAGGAGCATAAAATTAAAAACAAAAAAGTATGGTTATAAACATTGATAAGAAACAACTTATCCTATTTGCTATAGGATTAATATTAATAACAGTTATAGTGTCTATTCTAGCAAGTAGAGTAGACACTTCTGTTTCTTCTGTTGATCCATATCAACAAAAGATTGATAGTTTGAATATTGAGCTAAAAAATATTAGAAATAGGCAAGATATTTTAAGCAGTCAAATTAGGAGATATAAAGATAGTGTAAATATTTCAAATGCTCGAATAGATTCATTAGGAAAAGAATTAACATCAACCCAAATATATTATGGTAAAAAAATTAAAGATCTTAGTGGTTATAGTTCTGCTGAACTTTATAAGTTTCTCACAGAAAGATACAAGTAGAATCTGTTTTCCTTATCCTGTAGCTCAAAAAATAGCTATTGAATTAGTCCAAAAAGACTCTCTACAAGCGGAATTAAAAGTAACTCAAAAAATACTTAAAGAAAACCAAAACACAATTAAATTCCAAGATAGTGTTATTATATCTTTTGAAAAAAAAGAAATTGAACACAAATCAGAAGTAAAAGTGTTTGAAGAAAAAGAAAAAAACTATAAAGAAAAAGTTACCAAACTAGAAGGAGACAATTCCACCCTCTCTAGAAAAAACAGAAATTTAAAAACCGCCTTACAAGTAATGGGGGGAGGATTTATTACCACATTATCCATAATAGCCGCTTACATAGCAATAAAATAATGAATCAGGATATAAAACAAATAATACGTCAAGAATACATTAAATGTGCCCAAGACCCAGCACATTTTATGCGTAAATATTGTTTTATCCAGCACCCACAACGAGGTAGAATCCAATTTAATTTATACCCATTCCAGGAAAAAGTACTTCATCTATGGAGAGATAATCCATATTCAATAGTACTCAAATCTAGACAGTTGGGTATATCAACATTAGGAGCAGGATACGCTCTATGGTTAATGACATTCCATCAAGATAAAAACGTACTTTGTATTGCAACTAAGCAAGATACAGCCAAAAACATGGTTACTAAAGTACGATTTATGTACGAGAATTTACCATCTTGGCTTAAAATACCATTTGATGAAAATAATAAATTAACTCTTCGATTAAGTAATGGTTCCCAAATCAAAGCCACTTCAGCATCAAGTGATGCAGGTCGATCAGAAGCAGTTTCCCTTCTATTAATAGATGAAGCAGCATTCATTGATAACATTGGTGAGATATGGGCCTCAGCTCAACAAACCTTAGCCACTGGTGGTGGGTGTATTGCATTATCTACCCCATATGGTACTGGTAACTGGTTTCATCAAACATGGGTTAGAGCAGAAAACCATGAAAATGACTTTTTACCCATCAGATTACCTTGGTTTGTTCACCCTGAACGTGATCAATCGTGGAGAGATAGACAAGATGAATTATTGGGTGATCCAAGATTAGCAGCCCAGGAATGTGATTGTGATTTTAGCACCTCAGGAGATGTTGTTTTTTATCCTGAATATCTAGAATTTTACGAAAAAACTTATGTAAAAGACCCACTTGAAAGGCGAGGAGCAGATAGAAACTTATGGGTATGGGAACCAGCAGATTATTCTCGCTCATATATGGTAATAGCAGATGTGGCTCGAGGGGATGGAAAAGATTACTCAGCATTTCATATTCTAGATGTAGAAACTAATACTCAAGTAGCCGAATATAAAGGACAAATTGGTACAAAAGAATTTGGACATTTACTTACTCATATTTCTATTGAATATAACAATGCATTGCTTATTGTAGAAAATGCAAATATTGGATGGGCTACTATTCAAACCATCATAGAAAAAGGATATCCTAATTTATATTATTCTCCAAAAAGTGGTGAAATAAATGCAGATTCATATTTTTCTGAATATATGGATACTAACAAAATGACCCCTGGATTTACTATGTCTACTAGAACAAGACCTCTTTGTATTGGAAAACTTCAAGAAGCACTTTCTGATAGGGGTGTAATTATCCAATCAAAACGTTTAATTGAAGAAATGAAAGTATTCATTTGGAAAAATGGTAGAGCTGAAGCACAACAAGGATACAATGATGATTTAGTAATGTCATTTGCTATGGGGCAATTCATGCGAGATACTTCATTTAAATTTAAACAACACGGCATAGATTTAACTAAAAGTATGCTCCAGAGCATGTCTACTAATAAACAAACTTTTTCTGGAGGATATTCTCATAATAGTTTAGATAATAATCCATGGAAAATAGATAATCCTTATGGAGGAGAAGAAGATATTAGGTGGCTTCTTTAAATATTTATTATTATATTATTAGCAAATAAAAAATAAATGGCAGATACTACTTTATTCTCCCGATTAAAACGATTATTTTCAACTGATGTTATAATCCGTAACCAAGGAGGAAACCAACTCAGAGTAATGGATGTTAACAGAATCCAACAATCTGGGGAACTAGAAACAAACTCATTGGTAGACCGATTTAATCGAATCTATACCAACTCAGCAACTTCACTTTATGGGTATCAAAACTCATTCAATTATCAAACCCTACGCCCTACCCTATATTCAGAGTATGATGCTATGGATACAGATGCTATTATAGCTTCTGCTTTAGATATTATAGCTGATGAAAGTACCTTGAAGAATGATATGGGGGAAGTACTTCAAATTCGAAGTTCTGATGAAGATATACAAAAAATTCTTTATAATTTATTTTACGATATCTTAAATATTGAATTTAATCTATGGCCTTGGGTTAGAAACATGTGTAAATATGGAGACTTCTTCTTAAAACTAGAAATCGCAGAAAAATATGGAGTATACAACGTTATCCCTTATTCTGCATACCATATGGAAAGACAAGAAGGATTTGACCCTGCAAACCCAGCATCAGTCCGTTTTAGATTTGACCCTGATGGGATTAATGTTTCTAGTTATGGATACTATAATATTCCTAATACTAAAGAAACAGGAAAAGACATATTTTTAGATAACTATGAAATTGCCCATTTCCGTTTATTAACAGATACTAACTTTTTACCTTATGGTAGATCATATTTAGAGCCTGGTCGTAAATTGTTTAAACAATATACTTTGATGGAAGATGCAATGTTGATCCATCGTATTGTTCGAGCGCCTGAAAAGCGAATATTTTACGTTAATGTTGGAAATATTGCACCGGCTGAAGTAGAAAACTTCATGCAGAAAACAATTTCAAAAATGAAGCGTACCCCTTATATTGACCAACAAACTGGTGAATATAATTTACGCTATAATATGCAGAATTTACTTGAAGATTTCTATATTCCTGTCCGAGGTAATGATCAATCAACTAAAATTGATACACTTCAAGGTTTAAATTATGACGGAATTACGGATGTAATTTATTTAAGAGATAAACTATTTGCTGCTCTTAAAATACCTAAAGCATTCCTCGGATATGAGAAAGATTTAACAGGTAAAGCTACATTAGCTGCTGAAGATATCCGCTTTGCTCGCACAATTGATAGAATCCAACGAATTATTCTTTCAGAATTAAATAAAATAGCATTAGTTCACTTATATACTCAAGGATACACAGCAGAAAGTTTAACCAATTTTGAATTATCATTAACTACTCCATCCATCATTTATGATCAAGAACGAGTAGCGTTAATGAAAGAAAAAGTTGAACTTTCAAACCAAATTATCGAAAATGGCCTCTTCCCATCAGATTGGGTATATGAAAATATATGGCATATGAGTGAAGATCAATATGATGAATTTAGAGATCTTGCTAGAGAAGATGCTAAACGTAAATTTAGATTAACTCAAATTCAATCTGAAGGAAATGACCCTCAAGTAACAGGCCAATCATATGGTACTCCACATGATTTAGCGGCTTTATATGGAAGAGGTAGATATGAAAATGGAGAAGGTATTCCTGCTGGATATGATGAAAAAACTATCCTAGGAAGACCCCAAGAAAAAATCACAGACAAAAACACTCAGGATAATGCTTTAGGGAAAGATAGAATCGGATCTTTAGGTATGAAAAAGGACAATGATGAATCTGATTCCATAAAAGTTCAATATAAAGGTGGATCTCCTTTAGCCCTAGAAAATAAAAAATTATCCTCCCTCCAAACAGACATGCTAGATAAAATCCCAGTTTCAAGGAAAAAAATGATTTTTGAAACAGATAATGGGGGAGATTCATTACTAGATGAAAAACAAATACGCGAGTAACAAATTTCACCATATTTATAAACAAAATTATTCTATAGAATGAAAGTTAAACATTCGAAGTATAAGAATTCTGGTATTCTTTTTGAGCTTTTAGTTAGGCAAATTACCGCTGATACTTTAGAAGGAAAAGATTCTCCTGTTAAAGATCTTCTCAAAAAGTATTTTGTAAAAACAGAATTAGGAAAAGAATATAAGTTATATGAATCTCTTTTGAAGAAAACATCATTGACTGAATCTAGAGCAAACTTGGTTATAGATACTCTTTTAGAATCTTCTAAAACACTGAATAGAAAATTACTAAAGAAACAAAAGTATAATCTAATAAATGAGATTCAAAAACATTATGATTTAAATGAATTTTTTAATCATAAGTTACCAAACTATAAAATTCAAGCAGCATTCTATACGTTAATAGAAATTTGCAATTTATATCCAAGCATTAATCCTGAAAGTATTATTTCGAATAAAATAACTATTTTAGAGCATTTAACTGCTGCTCCGATAATGGAAAATAAAATTAGGGAGAATGTTTTAGATGAAATTAAAGAAGATAAAGATACTCGTATTTTAGCATATAGAATTATTCTTGAAAAATTCAATGAAAAATATGGTGATTTAAATTTTCATCAAAAATCTATTTTAAAAGAATTAATTAATTCAATTGATAATACCCCAAAGTTAAGAGAATTTTATATCTCTAAATCCCAAGAAATCAAAAATGAATTAATTCAACTCAATAAATCAACATCAAACCCAGTAACTCAAATTAAAATTAATGAGATTGTTTCCCTTATTAAACCTGTTACTAAAACAACTAAAATAACGGATGATGATTTAGTTAATCTTTTACAATATTGCGAACTCTTATCAGAACTAGAATTAGCAAATGCCTAACAAATATCAACATATTGTTAAGGAAGTAATTAAAAAACTTAAAGAGACTTCATCCACTGGAGCGGGTGGAGCAAGTATGTCACCTGGAACCGGAGCTCAATATGCTACTAAATATGCATTTTCTGGTAAGAAAAAACCTAAAATTTATTATTATAAATTAGGGTTTAAAAATGTTCCTAATATAACTCCCAAATCATATGACCGTAAACAGCTTTGGGAAGAAGATCAACTGAACGAATATAATGATTTCCAAAAGGAAAGAATAGATGCGTTTAAACAAATTGAAAATGAACTTAATCAAATAACAGCTTTAATTTCTAATGCTAAGGATAAAACAGCAGAATTTTATTCAGCTAATCCAGGGTCATATGAGGTTGTAACAGCAACAGATTTAATTTTAGATTATTTAAAAAATATAAAACTTTTATTAAAAGGAGAAGATAATGAAAACTCTTAACGAACAATACCAACTAATTAAAGAAGGAAAAGGACACAAAAGTGTATTTTTAAAGGAAGCAAAACAAATGTTTCCTAACTATATTCGCAATGCTGCTACATTTGATGAAGCTTCTTTGATTTTAAAACAAAAAGGAATCATTAATGAGAATATAGTAGGTATTGCTCCTATTAATAAAATTGAATCTAAAAAAGAATCATACGAGCTTGCGTTTGAAAAATTCTTAGAAGAAGCAAAAGATCCACAAATTAAAGCTAAAGAGGTTAAAGCTAAAACAGTAAAATCTCAAGAAGAAACTGAAAAGGCGGAACTTAAAAAGACCTCAAAACAAGTTGAAGAAGATCTTGACAAAATATATGACCCTACAGATAAGAAAAATCTAGATAATGTTATCTATGGTCAACTAATGAGAGGATATTATGCTGAAATGAAAGATCCTAAAAATGAGGACAAAACAATGGAACAAATTAGAGATATTGTTTTGAAAAATTTAGCAAAGGATCCAATTTATTATGTTAAAGATGGTCAATTTGGTGTTAAAGGATTAGGATATGAAACTGAAGTTCCTGGTTTGGGTACTCCGAAAGAACCAACAGGAAAATATAAGTCTTCTGGATATGGTGATTTGAACGAATCCCAAGAAGATACCCTAATAGTCTCAGGAACAACCAGAGCCATAAACATGCTCCAATCAGAACTAAAAAACAACAACGTTAAATTTACTTTAAGTGGGAATAAGGTAATAGTCATTAGTACCCCCAAATCAAGAATGGCAGTTCAACAGGTTAAAGAAAGATTAGGAATGAGATCCATAATAATCCATAAACCAAACCAATCAACTAATGAATCAACACATATTGGAAAAAACTACCCTGGAGAAATAACAGGAAAATATAAGTCTTCTGGATATGGTGATTTGAAAGAAAACCTTGGTTATTACATGGAACCTAACCCCCACAGAATGGATCCTAAAGATATTGAAGATTATTCTGAAGAAATTGAGGGGATGTCCAAAGCTGAAGCTATTGATTATTTATTAAACCAAGGACTTTCTAGTTCTATGATTAAAAAAGTAATTTCCTCACTTAATACTGATATTAGAGATATGTTTAATCAAGATCCTGATGTTAGAATAAACACAGCGGATGACTTATATGAACAAAAATTACGTAAAGCTATTCGCTCTATCATAAACGAAGAACTTGAAGAAGTTAGAGGAGGAGGAAATTACGGAATCTTAACCATTAATCCCTCAGGTGGAGGAGAAGGAGGCCGCCGTTTTATCCCAGATTTTATTCCTTTCCCCGTAAATGTTCGTAAGCGTTTTGGAGACCATATGGTATATAATCCTGGAAACGGAACATTTTATATATCCCAAATTTTATATAATAATCTAGTAAAAGGATATGCTGATCAACCTGCTATTAAAAAGTTGATTATGGATATTCCAATGATGGTTAAACAATTGCTCAACAAAACAGAAAACTATGGCCCTTCAGTAAACCTACCTAAAGAATATAAGGTTTATATGCCATTTGTTGCCCCTGTAGAAAAAGCAAAATCAGATAAATTTAATAAAGCAGGTACTAAGCAATATTGGTCTGAAGGAGACTTTTTATTCCCTAACTTAAATAAAGCAAAGTATTCCTCATCTGAAGAAGATATTGAAGAATCAGTTCTTCGTAACTTTATCCGTGAAAGTGTAGAAAAAGAACTTGCAGATATTAATAAAGAAGCAGAATTAGAAGTATTAGCTGCTAAATTAGAAAAAATTGAAGCACTAATTCAAAAACGCCAATCTCAACTTTCAAAACTTGATGAAGATGAGGACATGAAAAACCTCACCGACAAGAAAAAAGTAAAAGGGATTGAAAAGGAAATCAAAACTTTAGAAAAAGCAAAAGCTAAAGTAGAAAAAATGCTTGGTAAATCTAAAGGAAAGAAAAAAGAAGTAATTGATGAAATGGGGAATGAAGAACCTAACCCCGAGTTTGTAAAAATTCTTAACCAAGCTGAAGAAATGTATGAAGGTGGCTTGGATATGGATGATATTTTAATCAAATTCAATTTCAACATGCGTGGTGATATAGAAAAGCACCTAAGAATGAAATACGAAGGAACAGATAACGATTAAAAATGAGCAAACAACTCCTTATAGAAACCCAAATATTTAAACCTTCCGTTTTAAATTTAACAGAAGGTAAGAAGTCTCCTAACGGTAATCCTATTGTAGAAGGAATTTTAGCTACTGCTGAAATTAAAAATGGGAATGGGAGATATTATAAAAAAGATCTTTGGGAACGTGAAATAGACAAATATATGTCCTCCGTTAAACAACGTAGAGCATGTGGTGA